AATCAGCGAAAGACTCTCCTGCAAAGAATTTCCAAGCAAAGATCCGTTTGGCTTTTTCGGATAAGCTTAATTGATCGATTATGTTCCGGATATCCTGCATACGTTCCCGGATATATTCGGTATGATCCGGGCTGTCATCGGGTTCGTCGATGATATTCAGCCGTCGCCAATCTACATTCTCATCTACCGGAATAGGCTTGTATTTATGCCGGTATGGAGACGTGTCCGAGGTAACGTTTAACTTTATCATTTGCAGGATATAGAAGTCAAGTTCAGTGTATTTACCCTGTTTGGCTTCCATTAATCGGGTGAGATACTCCGGGGGCTTTTGAAGCAGCATACACATTACCTCGTTCAATACGTCAATAGCTTCGTCTGTCATTCCGGCAAGTGAGCTGTGATACTTAGCGTAATCCAGCCACCTGTCGTAACGTTTTTCAATATATTTATTCAATGCCTCACTTGCCATAGTCGTCTTTATTTGATATATTTGTTTCTGATTGTAAGAGGGTGGCGCTGTGAGGCGCTGCCTTTCTTTTATCTAAGATATTGGAAATAGTTGTTCCATTCTTTTTTAGCCAATTTAGGGGCGAATGAGAATAGGTATCCTAATGCTTTTAGGACAATCCCGGCGATAAGAAACAATCCTCCTATACATATTGAAATAAGAAAGGGAACAGTGAGTAACATTGCTATGATTTTTATATTTACTTTCATGTTTATTCCTCCTCTTCGTTCGTATCAAAAAGATTTGCCATCATATCAACAATATTCGTCTGGATATTATCTTCAGCCCCTAATACGGCATTACTGATATGCTTCTTTTCTTCGATGATCCTGTAGAGCTTCTGGTCAATCGTCCGACGGCCGAGCAGGTAGTAGCAATTCACTGAGTCTTTCTGCCCGATGCGATGGGCACGGCTTTCTGCCTGATCACAATCTGCATACGTCCAAGGTAGCTCAATAAAAGCGACATCACTGGCTGCTGTGAGCGTAATACCGGCACTGGCCGCTTTAATGGAACAGATGATAACGTCCGTCTTCGGGTTCTTTTGAAAGGCATCGACAGAAGCCTGCTTCTCCTGCATATTCTGTCGTCCGGTGACGCAGACGGCGGAAGGAAAAGCTATCATCAGGCGGTCTACAATTTCATGCAGGTTACAGAACAGGATGATCTTTTTCCCATTCTCCCGAAAGTCCTTCACGAAGTCGATAACCTCTTTCAATTTACCGCGTGCAGTAATATCTTTCAGAATACCGATACGAACCATCACTTCCCCTTTCAGTGACTTTTGAATCTTTTCGTCGTCCGCTTCCTTGTATCGTTTCAGGTAATCGATCAAGTCGCGTTCCGCATCCATATATTCCTTGCGGTTCGTTATCTCACAGGAAACAATCTGACGCACTTTATCCGGCAACTGGGTGAGTACTTTCGACTTTTCCCGACGAAAGAAGCAGTGTTGCCATAGCTTATAATTTAGCTCCTTTAGATTGCTCGCTTGGTTAGGGCCGGAACAGTACCGAAGCATGAAACCTTTCCATCCACCCATATCGATCATGCGATCCATAATACCCAATTGTGCAACCAGATCCTTTGGTTTGTTGACAACAGGTGTCCCAGTCAGCAAGATGATATATTCTTTCCCGGATGCAATGCCTTTGCAAAACTTGGTCTGCTGGGTGGCCGTTGATTTGACTTTATGCGATTCGTCGATTATCACGGACTTGAACAGTTTGATCGTGTTGTGAAATTCGACATCTTTCAATGTCCATTTCTCTGCTTTCATGATCCGCCGGACAAAGTATTTTCGTAGGCTTTCGTAGTTTACGATAAAAACCTGGTTCATGCCTGTCTGCCAGAAGAAAGGCCAGCTATCGCGGACGGAATCGGTTAATACCATCGCTTTCTTGTCTGTAAACTTATGCCATTCCCTTTGCCAATTGATCTTGACAACATTCGGGCAGATTACCAGGCAGGGGAAGGCGTCGGCCTTGTTGATAGTGGCGATGCTTTCAAGTGTATTGTGCGTTACAATATAATTGTTTGTCAGATACAAATGATCCGGAGCGGTTACGCTTATACATACGGAATCTTCCTCTCTAATATATTCGATAGACGAGATATACCGTGAACAATAGTTCGTCTTTTTGATGTTCCATTCGGCAGCTTTCCGTTCGAGGTAGAACGGGCAAACCTTGATCCTCACGTTTACTTGAAACTCCACGCCTTTACCTTCATTTCGCCTGTCGTACCTGCGTATGATCGCCTGTCCTCCAAGGGAACGTACCAAAAGGGCAATGTCACGTGCCATGCCATAGGAAAGGGTACTGTAGGTGATCCTGTTTTTCTTTCCCGATCCATCTGTATCCATCAAACCGCGTAAGAGGTCGATGCGCTGTTCCACCGATCCGTGCATGTATTCGTATGGTATGAATTTCTCTACACTCGGTTTGTCTGCTTTGAGCCGTTTGATCTCTTGGTAAAAACGATTTTCGTGGACTGTCGGATTCTTTGTAATGTTGTATCGCGGACACGTGGCGTAATCGTCCCGTATCAATAGCATGTCGCCGGGTAAAAGTTTTCTTACCCTTTCGGCAATAGCCACATCCATATCCGGTGTAGAGAAAGACAGTTTTCCGTTACCACCGCAAAGATGGCCGTCTCCCAAAAGTACCCCCATGATGTAAGGATGGATGATGTATAATCTTTCCTTGTACTTCACAGGTTCACACATTGGGATTTCCCATTTCCGTCTTGTATGGTTATGGCCAAAATCTTTCAGGTTGTAGGTTACGCCGGAATCCATGATCTCCTGTGTTGTCTTGGTGATCCATCCTTTCCCCTTTCTTCTACGGTTGACATCTCGGACACACCACAGATGTTCTGGCCCGCATTCACAGGATACGCCATCAGAGAACGTAACTTTGAACACGCGGCGTTCTTTTTGTGGAAACACGCCGCTTACGGCATATATATTTCCGTCCCTGCCGAATATCTCGTCTCCAATTTGTAACTCTCCGATCCGTCTGAAGCTGTTTGGAGTAGCCACGTAACTACTGACCGGTTGTTGTTTACCAAGTCCCATATCGTCTCCATTGATAAACCGTTTCAGTTGCAAGCCTCGTGCGATTCCTTGCAGTTGATAGGGGTAAGGCTGTACTTTTAGTCCATGTTCTCCGTCTAGTTCCGGCATTTCCGGTATTTGAAAAGCAACATCTTCCTCTGTCTGTGATTGTGCAATCGTTCCCCATTGTACCGGTTCGAAATGGCGAACGTAATAAGTCAATTGATCCAATTCTGCTTTGCATTTGTTGGTTGCCGGAATCAGCCATGCGCCCGTTTGTTTGTCCCACCAGCGGATGGAAACAGAGCTTTTCAGCTTGTCTACAACCTGCTGGCGGTATCTGTCAAACTTCACCGCATAACATTGACCTTTTTCTGTATTTTGCAGTGTAATTGTCATAGTGGTAGGTGTTATGCAAATTCGTCAAACGCTTTTATCTCTTCGGCGACTTCCTCCATTTCTGCTTTTTTCTTGCGGCCGCGTTTCTTCGGCTTCGGCTCTGCTTCTCCGGTAATATCGGATTCTTCAGGAACATCGAAATCGAACGATTCTTGTTTGATTCCATATTTTCCGCCGAACAAGTAAGCGTCCACTTCGTAGTCAAGTCGGCTGACCGCTTGTCTTAAAGCATCCCCATACGGATATCCCTCGCCGGATTCGTCTTCGAATTTTGTAAACGGGACGGAAAGGTTAAGGACTTGTCCGCTTTTCAATAGCTTTTGTGCCTGGATAGAAACACCGGCCGATTCGTCTGATCCACCTTTGCTATACCCAGTGACAACGATATTTTTCAGTTTCTCATTCAGATCATCATCCGAAGGATTTTCGATATTTACAACTCCGGCTTCTTGCATTTCGCAAATCTTGACGGCATGAGTCTTTAACAAACTCATGGCATATAACAGGTCCGGATGAACGAATTGCTGGGATGATTTGGTTACTTCGTTCTTGTAGTTTGCTTCTACAAATCGCTCTGTGTAGTCAGCTGTTACCTGATTGTTTTTAAGTTTGACTTTCTGAATTTCATACACAGGTTGTTCTTTTACTAATTCATCTTCCATACTTTTTAAAATTTAGGATTGTTATAACTTTGGGGCGCTAAGGCCATTTCTGCTTTTGCTTTACTGATTACAGTGCGACACCATTCCAGTTGATGAGTCGCGGTCCGGTTCAAACGCTCACACCAATCGACAAGATATTGTTCATCTTTGCACAGACTGTCAATGATAGCATTTACTGCCTTGGAGGTAGCCCCGGCACGTGAGGCTGTTTCCCGTAACGTATCGAAGACTTCCGATTTCTTTTTCCCGTTCAGATGGTATTTGGCATCTGCTAACAGTTTCCCGGTCCGGGCGATATAGACGGCAAGGTCGTTCCCACGTAGGACAGCTTCTTGGACTTCTTCACTCATGGTAATATTCAGATAGGAATCAATGGCTGCCAACTCGTTGGATATTTTATCTATGGGTGTGATGTTTAAATTCATGTCTGTTTGTCTTTAAAATATATCTTCCGAAAAAAGGATATCCTATTTATTTTCAACCGAACAGCATCCACCACCGGAAGGCAAGTTCTTCGTACTTTTCTTTACCTTTCTGGTAAATCGTATCGCCTCGTTTAATGAATGCTTTGAACACTTTTTGATTTTTCTTGGAGATACCATAGATGAAATCCTGCCGACTGCCTGCGATATCCATATACCAGGCGCGGGAACGGTCCCAATCGAAAAAGTCAATAGCTTCATCGAATTGTTTTTGTGTGCTGGCAAAAGTGCTTTTCAGGTCTCCCCCGAATCCGTAGGTCGGAAGCCACCAATCCCATTTGCACCGGGTATCGAGCGTGTATTTGAAGTTGCCATATTGGAAACATTGGTTCTTATTGACCATGAATCGTTGAGTTTCCGCCTTAGCAAGCACTTGGGCCAGGAAAGGATCGTGTCGGGCTTCCATGCGGAGAGACTTTTTCATGGCTTCTGCCAGTTCCCAATCCTCGCCGGAATACAATATATCGTCCACCATGCGTTTGTCATACCTGACCCTTTCCGGTTCGGTAATCATCGCATCGATTAGGCTGCCGAATTTGAATGCTTTCTCCTTATCCCCGTATTGGGTACGGGGATAGAGGAGGGTCTTTAGTTCCGTAAGGTCCGAGTTGCTAA